CTTGTCCATGAAGCGCGCGGTCTCGTCGTCCATGCCCGAGCGGACCTGGAAGCGACGGATCGAGGTGATGAGTTCGCCCGTGTTCGAGCCGATGGAGCCGTCACGTTCGAGGCGGGCAAGCTCGTCCTTGTCGAACGTCCCGATCGACGCCAGGTAGCGACAGTCATCGAGGTCGAGGAAGTACCGGCGCACGACCCACTTCATGTCGCGCAGGCGTGCAACCGTCGGCTGAGGGAAGAAGTCGAGCAGGTCCACGTTGATGGACTCGGGGCCGTCGAACATGACGACCTTGCCCTTGCGCATCGAGCGAACGACCTTGCCCGAGATGGGCATGCGGTCGATCTCCTCGATGACGCGCATCCTCTCCAGGCGCTTCCAGCCGACCTGCATCACGCCGACCCCGTAGAGGTTGGCGCTGACGATGAGGCTGACCTGCTTCATGAAGGCGTCGTCGTCCTTGAACTGCGCGGCGTTGAGCGCCTCCTGCTTGCGCGCGACCTTCATGTCGTCCGGGCCGTAGCCCATGAACGAGACCGGTGGGTAGGACGAGAGCGAAGCGGCGGCCTTGCGCGCGGCGTCGGCCCACACGGCGCTGAAGATCAGCGGGATATGGACGTTGTTCTTGTGCGGGTGGAAGCGACCCGACCACGTGCCGCGCCACAGGTCGTAGAGCCGCGGCCACTTCTGGCGGATGCCGGAGAACTGCTGCTCCGAGTACCGCATGTGGTCCACGACCATGTTGCAGAGTTGCTCGCGAAACGCCCAGGCGCCCGCTGCCTTTTCTATGACGCCACCGATCATGAGAGACCCTCGACGGGGAGGGTGATGAAGCCGCGAGGCCCGATCAGTCCGCCGTCAGCGACCATCTTGATGAAGAGGTCGCGAGTGAGTTGTACGTCCGAACCGCAGTAGTTGAAGAGCCTGCCCCACTGTCCGGTGCGGGCGAGTTCCTTGGCGTTGCTGCCGTGGTCGATCTTCCCTCGGCCGAGGTTCTTCTTCGAGACCCGGTCGAGCGTGAGGTCACCGCGTTGCAGCGGGATGTTCTTGGCGGCGTGCGCCTGCACCAGCAGGCGGTAGATGTCGATGTGCCGCTTGAGGCGGAGCCGGCGTCCGACGAGGCCTTCGACACAAGGGACGTCGAACCGCTCCGAGTTGTAGCCCACGATCACGTCCGCGGCCTCAAGGTGCCGGGCGACGTTCTCGATGGTGAAGTCGTCGTAGAGGTAGAGCCATGAGTCGCGCGTGTCGTAGATCGCGACGGCCGAGGCCCCGCCCTTGCCGCTGCGGAGTTCCTCCCATCCCTGCTGTTCGTCGTCGGGACGTAGGTCCGAGGCCCACTTGCGGGTCTCCAGATCGAAGAAGACGATACGGGCCATGTTTAGCTGCCTTTCTTACGCTTAGCGCTTTCCCCGCTTCTTGATGATGCGTGCGAGTGATTCTCTGGAGATTCCAAGGCCAGCACCGACACCGTATAGGTAGCTGGTGTAGATGTTAACTGGTTTGCTCGGAGGGGGAGGAGGAGGAGGTGTGCCACCTCCGGAATGGAATTCTAGTGAGGCATTCGCTGTGTCAGCGACAGAAACCATCTCAACACGATGATAGCGTGCCGTACGAAGTACCGCCGAAACAAGTACCACAGAAGCCGAACGGATGATGTGGAAGAGGCTAGACTCAGCGAAGAACGCATGGAGCACGACGACACCAGAGAGATTCCGTAGCCGCGATGCGGTTCTAGATAGCACTGCGGAAACAGATCCGGTGGCAAGTAGGGTGCGTACATTGTGAGTCACCTTCGCGCGAATGGCAAGTACGACAATCGAGGACAGCATGGTTTTGACGTGCTGTACTACCTTCGATAGGGTCGTTACGAGGGTAACGACAGCCGGGATCGCCTGGGTGAACGCGGCATTCTCAGAGAGAAGAGCGTCCATGTCGCTGGCGGTGCCGGTACCCTCTAACACGAACGTGAGGGAGGTTTCTGTTAGGATACGCTCGGTATCTGAAGTGGAGAGTGTGCCCTCTTCAACGAGCGGCTCGCTCGCTTCGGTTAAGAGATCACCTCCATCCTCGATTCCAATCCGGGAATACTCCATACCAAGTTGCGAGTACTCTAAGAGAAGACGGTCGGTGTCGGCGGTAGAGACCGTTCCCTCCAAGACCATCGGGAGACTATCCTCTGTGAGAAGGTCTCCCCCATTTTCAACGCCGAGTCGCGAATACTCCAATAGGATCGTGATCGAGGCCACGACTTATGTCCACTGACCAACGCTCGTCAACGTGGTTGAGCCGATTCGCCTGCACTTGAAGTAAGAACCGACAGAGACAACTGCGGCTGCGGCCGTGGTCTGTGCGAAGGAGGGGATGATGGTTCCCGCGACCGTGACCTCGAAGGTTCCTTCGATGACGGCGAACATAGCAGTTCCGGTGGTGTTGAGGATGAGGTCTGCTGCTGTCTGCGTAGCAACATCCGACCATGCACCACCGTCTGCAACGACCGTTCCGTTAGCGGCGATGTCGGCGCCGAAAGCACCCCACAGGATCGAGCCGAGGGTAGCGGTTCCAGCACCCGCCGTGGCGCTCATACTCGTCATGGCAACCAGACACTTGAAGGTGTAGCAGCCCACCTCCAGCGTCAGGGTTCCGTTGGCGGGAGTGGTGAAGATCGCCTGTTGGGCAGTATTTGAGGTGAAGGTGCGTGTGGTGTCAGCGCGACAGATATGCTCAACGGGGACGACTCCGCGATTGCCGGCATCAGTGCTGGCATAGAGGCAGTCATTGTCCATCTCGATCGCCCCGTCCGTCGGGGTCGTCATGAGGGTGGCGCTCGGGGTCATCTTGAGCGCCTCATGCGTAGCATCCTGGGCGGCGATGACCGGGGCCGTGAACAACTGGGTGATCGTCACCTTCTTCGAAGTACCAGCCTCGTTGACGGGAATCTCATCGGCTGCTAGCGGCGGCGTTGCACTCGCGGTCAGCGCACTGATCTTGGTATCGGCCATGTTACGTTACCTGGATGTCGATGGTGTACTGGATCGAGTCGCCCGCGAGGAGCGCAATACCAGTGTGGTCCCCGTGGACCACGAGACCCCCCCCGGAGGGAGGTGAGCCGGAGCCAACTGCATTGAATGTGCCGGCGTTGGTGATCGTCTTGGTGCCGTCAGCGGTGAGGGTGCCCACGACGCGGTAGGTGTCCGTGCTCTGGGAACTCTCGACGCCGACCGTACGTGCCTCGGTAGCGGGAGTGAAGAGATCGGTATCTCCTGCTGCTGCAGTACCACCGCCCGTACCCCATCCGAGCCACTTCGCGGCGGTCGAGACGGATTCGAGCAACTTATCCCTGATCCAGGTCTTGCCGACTGTCGTTACGACTGTAGCCACTTGCGCCTCCCCTGATTCGTGCGAAAGTTCGCAACCAGGATATTCCAACGAGCGTGTAGCCTCTGGAGCCACGTTCCGCCCTGGACTGTTCCGATGTTCTCCACGCGCCCATTCGCGCGAACAATGCGGAGGGACATCAACTTCACGGCTCCTACACTTTTCGTCTGCATGTTGTTCCTTTATACAGGTTCCCGCGGGGGCGTCCAATTGTCGTCATCCCATCCATGCCCAGGGGACATCTGCCCCTCGCGCGCGAGTTCATCGCGTTCGGCGAACAGTGCCAGGAGTTCCTCCGAGGACATCGGCTTTCCGACGTTCTTGAGGTCCTCGTCCCAGGGACGACGTACCACGGTGCCCTCTTCACTTGGGATGCCGGGAGTCGTGTCAGGTGGAGTCCAGAGTTGTCTCGTGAAGCCGTCCGTGGCAGCATCCGCGAGGTCGTCATGTTGGGTGTTGTCCACCTTCACGATCTGGTAGATGAGCTTCTTCACGACAGGTGGCACGATGAAGTGCGGACACTGCCGAGGGATGTACTTGTTCTTGGTCTTGTCGTACTCCAGCGGCGGACAGTCGCACTTGGCCTTGTGGAGGACGATGCGCGCGTAGCCCTCGGCCCAGTGGCCGGCGGCCGTGCGGATGCGCGCCTTCTTCTCCGTCGTGCGGTTGAACTGGATGAACTGGTTCTCGCCGATCTGGAATCCCGCGGTACGCAGGATGCCCAGGATGCGGTTCTTGTAGGAGCCTTCCTTGCCGCCGGGCTCCTTCTCGTCCGTGATCGCGCGGATGAAGATTCCGCGACGACGGAGGGCGAGGCACACCTTCACCAGTTCCTTGTTGAAGTCCTCCTCGCGCCACTCGTTGGAGGAGCGGAGGAGGTCGGTGTCCAGGTAGAGGACGCCGTTGTTGCGCTGGTCCTTGATCCACACGACGATCGCGGAGTCGTCCCCGCGGCCCACGTTGTCCTTGTTCTTGAAGGCGGTGTCGATGTGGATGGTGGCCCACTGCGGCGTGACCTCCCAGTGGAAGTCCGCGTAGTCCATGTAGAGCCACGGAATCTGCGACTCGATGAGCGGGGCGTGCTCGCCCGAGCCCGGGTTGTTCTGCTGCTGGCTAGCGAAGTCCTCGGCGTCCCGCGACTTGGCCTGCGCGATCATCTCGCGCGTCCAGAGGTTCGGGTTCGTGGGCTCGCCGGTGACCTCGTCCTCGGTCTGGTAGAAGAAGACGTGCCAGAGGCCCCTGCCGAACGGCACCTTGTCGAACAGCGCCATGTGCGGGCAGTCCATGCCCTCCCAGGTGGCGATGCCCTCCTCGCGGAAGTGGCGGCCGGCGATGTCGTCGTCGAGGTAGCGCGTGAGCGTGAAGCCCATAAGGCCGTTCACGTGGAGGGAGTTGTACGAGGCGTTGACGGCCTCGTGCTGGCCGCGCAGGTACGCTACCTTCTCCTGCTTGATCTTGTTCTTTTCGAGGGGGTCGTCCCACCAGCACTGGCGAGGATGGTAACCCGTGGCGCCGACGCCCGCGGAGGACGTGTCGATCGAGGGCTCGGAGATGTTGCGCGCGCGACGGTAGCCGTGGTTGACGAACGCCTTCTGCCAGTCCTTGGCGCCGGACTTCCAGTCGCCGTAGAGCCAGACGAACCAGGAGTCCTCGTCCTCGCCATTCATAACGGCCTTCTGGGACTTGAGGATGTCCACGGAGAGGTCGTCGGTGGCGGACTGGATGAGGATCGTCATGTCGGGGTCGTCTAGGCCGGACCAGAGGGTGCCGCACTTGGTCGAGGTGACCGTCTTGCCGTATCCGCGCGGGAGCACGGAGGCGATGTGGTATCGCCCGGGCTTGCCGGTGAGGGACCGGCGCTTCCATTCGAGGATGTGCTTCTGGAGCCACGCCGTGTACTTGACGTGGATGGGCTCGTAGAGCCACTGGGGTTCCGCGGGGTGGGACTTGAGGAAGGCCCTCGCGCCCCACGCCTTGGTGACGAAGTACCAGAAGGACTGCGGGTGGGTGCCTACCGTCTTGCCGTCGGAGAGGTGCCAGCGGTTCGGAGCGCAGATCGCACGCCAGAGGTCACGCTCCGCACCCAGGTCCCAACCGACTTCTTGAGCTTGAGCCATCGGAACTCCCATAGGTCGATCGGCAGGTACTCCACGCGGCAGAGCGGGAGCAGGATGTCGAGGTCTTCGTGCTTGATGAACTCGTGGCGCCAGAGCCACTCGGCCTTGTCCTGCTTCAGGTAGCGAGGCACGTAGAAGTATCGGCGGGCGTCACAGACGGCCAGCACTTCCTCGGGCTTGAGGTCGGTGCGCGCCTCGGCGCGCGCCACGTCGGCCGGAGTCTCTAGGGGTAGCCCCGGGAGGCTCAGCGGGCGAACACACATCGGAACCACCTCCTGACCTTGCTCAACAGCGTCTCCTTCACCGGCGGCAGGACTTCCTGAGCGACCGAGCGAGCGAGTCGGCGTAGTTCCTCGTCAGCCTTGGCCGCGAGCGTAAGCTCCGTAGGGAACTCACCGATCATGCTACGGAAGTCACGTCCGACCTCAGAGGTCGGATCGACGTTGCCGTTCTCGTCCCAACTTATCTGCATGCCCGCGATCTCGGCCCGCTTCTTGGCGCGGTACTCGTCCCACCACTTCATCGTGCCGAGCACGTCGCTCGGGTCGGGGACGGTGTCGTAGATCGGGTCCGTCTTGATCTGCTGCTCCTCGGCGTGCTGCCCGAATGGGAACAGGTTCTTGTCTAGAGACATCGAAACCACCTTCCGACCTTGAGCCAGGCGTAGTGCCAGGGACCGATGAGGCCGTGCTGGCGGGCGAACTCTAGGGTGACGTAGGCGAAGTCGCAGGAGCCGCCCTTCGCGTACACCTCGTCGAGCAGCACGTTGAGTTGCGTGTGGTCGAACGGCGGTTTATGACCGGCCAGGTCCCGCACGGTGACGCGGAAGTCAGCGTCGTAGGCTCGATCGACGTGGACCGTGTAGGAGGGGTTCGCCATGATCTCATCGAGCGTCGAGGGATCGCCGTCGAGCAAGATGACGCGGCCCGGACGTACGTCGAGGTCCGCTAGGAGACTCGGCGAGAGTTGCCCGGAGAACGTGATGTGTGGGGTGATTTCGAGATCGATGGCGTCCAACTCGTCGTTGGGCGCCTCGTTCATCACCTTCTGTTCATCTGACATCGGTGCTTCCTTTCTGTGCCACGAGATCGGGTGGCCGCAGTTGCGGCAGATGGAGCCGGCCACCTCAGACAGAGGCGTACAGATGTCCTGCGTGCGGCCGCAGACGGCCATGCCGCCGTTCCAGTAGGGGTCGCCGAGGATGGCCCTTCCCGCGAGGACGGACTCCTCGTGTGACGTCACGCCACGCCGCGATTGTTGACGGGCGGCGCCGGGAAGCTCCCTCGGCCGCTGCTGAACGCGCGGGGATCGGTGAAGTTCCGGTTCGCGTGGTGCGCGCGCTGCGAGAGGGCCTGACGTCCTGCGTAGAGGATGTCGGACTCGCTGGCCTCCGGGTTCTCGGCGGCGAACGCCTGTTCGGCCTCGCGCCGGAGGGAAGTACAGGCGGGGCAGTAGTTGTCGGCGTAGTTGGCCGGTTCCTTCGAGGCACCACAGGTCTGGCAGTAGGACGAGAGCACGTCATTCTCCTTCGGGTTGGTGTGGCGGTAGCAGCGGGGGCGACCAGGTCCACGGGGGCGTGAGCGCCCGGGTGATCCAGTCGTGGTCGGAGTGGTAGTCGTTACAGGTGAGGTCTCGGTCGCGCTCGCGCTCGGACAGGACGACGATCCGGTGCTTGAGCGTGTAGTCCTCGTGCTCGACTACGAGCATGACCACGCCATGCTGGTTCTTATACCAGTAGATTCGGGACGGCTCACACCAGCAGTCAGTCGTGAGGATATGACCGTTGTTGGCCGTCGTCAGATGGACTTCGTTCCCTGATCCCATAAATGGGGGCCTCATGCTTCAGTCCTTTCTGTCGCGCAAGTACGCGAGGGCCCTCTCTAAGATTTCCGCACTGTCGGAGAACTGTCCCAAACCCGCGTTACAGTTGCGACAGAGGAGACCACGAACTTGGCCAGTCTCATGGTCATGATCGACAACTGGATTATCTGCGATGAGTTTGAGACAAATCTTACAGAGGTTCTTCTGCGCAGAGAGCATGGCATCATGCTCTTCAAGAGATAATCCGTACGCATACTTCAGGTGCTTCGACTTTCGGTAACCTGGTCGTGATGCGTACCACTTCTTGTAGTAGGCATTCCGGGGCGCACGTTTCTTCCTCATTGTATCTTCCTCTTGATCGCCTGTGACCAACTTTCAAGTTCTACATGATGCTTCGGGTCGTGCAGCCACCCGTAGAGGTTCTTCTCCCAGGCGCAGACCGCGTCCTCCTCTAGGTCGTAGACGAGGCGGTCACTGATCCCAAGGAGAGCCTGCATTCGGAGGTGCAGGAGTTCGTGGAGAATCAGGCGGACATGGCCATCCCGCCGCGGGTCCAGGTAGATCGTGACGTCCGTCGTCGTCCCGTCGTCGTGCAGCTTCCACGTCGAGCGGCCGCATATCTTGAGTCGGCGCTCCACCACCTTCGTGTCCGGCCGGGCTAGCATCCTGCGGAGGTCCGCCAGCAGGCGCGGCCTGTTCATCTTGAGCTTGGCCATCCTTCACCTCGAATGCCAGGTGGACTGCCTCTACGGTGATCTCGGGTCCCACGGCCACGAGCACGTCGGCCGTGCGCCGGACCGCGTCTGCGCGGTTCATCGGTCGGCCAGGCCCGAGGTCCTTGGCCTTCGCCATGTCCTTGAGCTTGCCCCACATCTGCGAGGCCGACATCCGCGTGTCGGGGTGCAGGTCCGGGCGGAAGGCGAACATGAGGCTCTGCTTGATGAGCCTCTTGTGGATGGCCTCGTCGTCGCCAGCGTCCACGGCCTCGTCGATCATCTGCGAGAGGGTGAGCATGGCGTCGTGGTCGAGGAGGGCGTCGCCGCGCTTGCCTGCGACTATGGTAGGAGGCGTCGGAGCCGTCTCCGGCGTGCGGTCGTCCGGGGGGAGCATCGGGGGCGGTGCCTTGTCGCCGTAGGCGCCCCGGGACTTCGGGAGGACGCCCTCGGCCACGAGTTCGCGGCGGGCTCGGGCGATGGTGGACTCGCTGAGGCCGGTGCCGAGGGCCGCCTGGGCCTTCG